TCCTCACGGCCTTTGGTTACGAGATGTTCTTCGATGTGGACGGGGCCGTGGTCTTTCGTGAGCAGTCCTACTCGGACACGACGCTACTGCCCGATGTCGCATGCTTTGAAGAAGGGCCGACCTGTGTGGTCACCGCGATTGAACTCACACTCGACGAGACGGCTGAGTACAACGGCGTGATCTGCATTGCTCGAGGCAAGGGTATCGCGGTGCCACCCGTACGCGCAGAGGTGTGGGAAACCACAGGACCGACCAGCATTTACAGTGGTTGGGGCAAGGTGCCGTACATCTTCGTAACTCACGCCTTTCCGGTATTCGGTCAGTCAAATGCGGCGGCGGTGGCACAGGCCACCATCGTCTGTGAGGGTCAGTTGGCTCGTCTATCGCAGCAACTCAACGAAGTCTCGATCTCTGCCGTACCTGCGCCATTCATCAAGGAGGGCGACACGTTCGCGGTGACGCGCTCTGCCATGGGCATCTCTACGGATTCGTTGTACATAGCGGCCACGATGGTATTTCCGCTTGACACGTCCACTGAGATGGTCATAACCAACCGACCAAAGCGAGGAGTGTAATGGACCCGGAACGCGAACTCGCACTATTGATCTCGCACCGTAGGCCGAACGTTGGCAACGAGCGCGGCTACATGGACCTTGCGCGTGGCGTGATATCGGGACTGTTGGCGACTCAACCGGGATTCGTTAGTGTGAAGATCGACGGCGGTAACACGCCAGTCAAGTGCGAAACGCTGTCATCGTACAACCCGACGATAGGCGATGTGGTTGAGATTCTCGCGCTGGGTGATCGCGTGGTGATCATAGGACGAATAGGCGTGGCCCTTGGTCCATTGGGCGAACGAGAGCATCGAGGGTGGGCGATCTCGGGCACGCTTATCGTGCAGAGCGGCGCGAACGGCTACATACCACCGATCTTTGTAACGGTTCCGGCTGACGGACTGTTGCAGTTATACGAAATCTTGGGCGTTGTGCGTGCAGGTACAGTGACCGTGACCGTTAACCAATACTCGTGGACGGGCACACTAAAGCACACTGTGTCGATCAACCTCACGACTACGAGAGCCAAAGGATTCCCCTCGGGCTTCAAGTGTGCAGACGGTGACTACTTTGACATGGTGATATCATCTCCATCGGGCGCAGACGGACTCGCGTTGACGCTGGCATTTGAGAAGAGTTAACCCGTGGCACTGTACCCGGTAGACTTGATGCCGTTCAACCTGCAACAGGTTCAACGAATGGTCGAGTCTGACGACGACAATATCTGGTTTTACGCGACCGAGTATTCACACACGGACGTGTGGTTCTTGGACCCTGCCACCAACCTCTTCACCAACGTAATCAGCGTTACGTCGTCTTTCCCGTTCGACTCGATCAATGACGTAACCACGGACGGCGCGGGTAGCCAGTGGTGTTGTTACAACTCCGGTGGATTCGGACCTACCGGATTCGCTCAGTTCAACGACGCAGGCACGCGGGGCACGAACGTGGGAGGTGGCGGGGCCACGGTGATCTTCGTGGCGGGGAAACTGCTCACCGTCAAAGGAGCCAACACTGTCGCAGTTGACGCGTATACCGGAGCAGCGGTTTGGTCTGTAACGGCGAGCGACTACATGCAGAACATGGAGTGCGTTGGTCCGGATGGGTTTGTGTACGGACGCAACGGTGCCGCCAACATCCTCTCCAAGATCGACCCGGCAACGGGCTCAGTAACCAACCTGCTTACGACCACCAGCAGTTTCGGTCACATCACTCACGATGGCACGCACATGTGGGTGTTTGACGGCAATAACGTCTTGAAGTTCGACACGTCAGGCACAGTTCTCAACACGTACACGCTACCCGGTGCAGCGCCAACGTGGGTTGAGTTAACTCATCGGCCCTACGACGGCAAGATGTACATAGCGGGCGTTCAAGGTTCAAACATGCCGTTGTGGAGCATCGTGATATCGACTGGTACTATCGCTACGGAACTAACGTCCGTGTTCACTAGTTCAACGACCAAATACTCGCTTAGTTTTTTCACACACTCCGATGGCAAGAGGATGTACCTTGGCACCAGCGGCTCAACCGGCGGCTTCTACTCTGATGCGAGTCTGTTACTGCTCGATGAACTAATAATGCAGATCGTTGGAGACTTCTAGATCACCAATCAGCAAACCGTCAAGAGTAGACTTGACCCGAGCGCAAAGGGGTGCCCGTGTTACACATCTTAATAGCCACTGTCCAACCGCTTAGTGACACAGCGCCCGTTGGCTCGTCGTGGGGTTCCCTTCTCACGGGCGGTGGCCTGATAGCCGCCGCGCTCGCGGTGTTGAAGTTGTCGATGAACGTGGGCAAGATGACGCAGGCGCTCGACGATCACGATAAGCGAATCGGTAGGCTGGAGCGAACGCGAGACAACCAGAGTTCGAACGGTAGCAACGGCAGCGGCGTGTATCCGCGTGGGCGTTACCGCAATGAAACTACGGATGACGACTATCGAAGGGACTACGAACAATGACCAACCTGCAACAGCAACTAACGCGCTTCCTAGCCACCTTCGTACTCGGTGGCATCGCATGGGTGGCGCTACGATTCTTCCACGTGCAGCACTTCGAACTGCCCGCGCAGTACAGCGCGTACGTGACCTTGGCGATCACGGCGCTGATCGGTGTGGCCGTCCGTGTGTTAGAGCGTAAGTGGCCGTCGATCGGACGGTTACTGATCGTCAAGGGTGCGCCCGTGTACGACGACACGAAGAAGAGTAAAAGACGCAAAGCCGTGAGCGGCGTCCCGGCGATGCTGGCGTGGGCGGCGTGGTTCGTTGCCCATCATGACCGGTTCACGTACAGTGAGGGGGCGAACCGGCTCTACCAGTTGAACCAGCCCGCCGCATTGGAGATCACGACCGACTGCTCTGGCTCGTGTAAACTGCTATGCCGCTGGTCCAACCTCTTGCACGATCCGTTTGACATCAACTGGGCACCAGACGGAGACACTGAATCGTTTTACAACGACAACCCTTCGATCACGGAGGCGCAGGCTCGTGCGGGCGACTTCGTGGTGATGGACGCGCATCTGCCATTGGAGTTTCAGCACATGGTGATGTTAATGGAACAGGACGGCACAGACTGGTGGGTGATGAGCGACGGACGCCAAGGTGCGCCCGAGCGCGTGCGACTCTCACAGGACACGCGCACTAAGTCATTTGTTCGTATCAACACGGACACCTATCGTCCGATCTTCCCGCCCGAGATTACGGCGCACCCCAACGACGTGCAGATCGCCAATGCGGGACTTACGCGACTCAACAACGAGGAAGCGCACGAAGCAGTGGACAACGGCTGGCCGCTGTGGATATGGGACGGTACATGGTTCGCTCACCCGGTGGGCCAACTCGCGCAGGGCACCCCCGAATACGCCAGTGTTCACTTTAAGGAGAAGAGAGCATGAGTCGTCACTATTTGCAACTGATCGTCCCGCCGCACACGGTTGACTATTTCCCTCCCGGCGTCGAATGCACCGACCCACAGAACGGTGATCTCTTTCTCGTCGATCACGGTACGACCATCGATAAACTCGTGGGCGTGGGTCAAGCGATTGAGGCTGAACTAGAGCCCGAGTTGAAGGACTTCACGTGGTGTCGCCATACCGCGTACTTCCGTGATGGTATGGTTAGTGAGATGGGGCCGCGCGGCTACGAGCGCCGACTCCTCTCTGACTATGCGGCTCACCAGTACGCACGAGTTCGTTTCCAAGTGAGCGCCGAAGCCCTTGCACGATGTGATTCGTACGATGTGGCGTGCAGTGGCGTTGAGTACGACTTTGGCGCGTACGCGTCGTTGGTGCTGGACGGCATCACACACTCCGAGTTTGAAGTCATGCTGGGTGACGATCTGATCTGCAGCGCTCACTGTGCGCTGGTGCTGGTGGGACTGGGACTCTTTCCTGATCGTGCAGTACGAATCGTCATCCCGGCGCGACTGGGTATGTGGCTGGGCGCTCGATGGGTAGTCTTGACAACAGGACAAGACGCGCATTAGTCTTTTTCCCAAGCCTGCGAAAGGCCGAGTGCGTGGGGCACGCTAGCGCGAATGCTCACTCGGTGCTTAGAGGCCAGTCTGTTGCGGACGGGTTCACTGTGGAAACCAGTGCTCTAACAAACCGGGGCAGCAGGCGTTTGCAGAGCGGTGTAGGGGAGGTTGGTCGTCCTCGCTGGGTTCATTCCCCGGAGATCGTGAGTTCAAATCTCACCACCGCCACGGAGGGGCAGGGTGCTTAGCGTTGCGTGTAGCGCACAACGGCGAAAGGCTCTGCCCCCTCCTTGGACGCGTGCATGCAAACGCAATCGTTCAAAGTGACAGTGGTGGGGTTGCGGAGGAGTCCCTCACGGCTGGCCAATCCCTCCATTGTCACACTGACAAGCCACACGGTAGACTGGCTTACATGACTACAGCGACGACTCCCGGAATCTCAAATGTCGAGTTCGCACGTCGCGTGGGCTGTGATCACACAACCGCTAGTCGTTACCGATCTGGCGAACGCGTACCGTCCACGGCTATCCTCCTGCGCATATTAGCCGAGTTCGATCTCAGCGAAAAGCAGCGCAAGCAGTTGACGGACGCGATGAGCAAGAAGATGACGCTCCCCAAGAGACGCGAAACGATCGGAAAGTGGCTACGTGCCAACATCTTCACTCAGCCGTCCGACTCTTGAACTAAAAGAGCATCAACGGGTCGGCATCGAGTGGTTGCAGCGAGTCGGTCGCGGACTGCTCGCGGACTCGCAGCGTAGCGGTAAGACCGCGCAACTCCTGCGAGCCGCCGAAGGCTCAACGCTGGTTATCGCGCCACCCCATCTCGTATCGACGTGGGAGCGACAACGCGACATATGGGCACCGGACTTAGAGTTCACCTTTGCGGGCTATCACACTGTGGCCATGCGCGGAGCCAACGATCTCGGTCACATGCGCAAGAAACTGCCCTTGCCCCGTCCTGATCTCCGTGGTCACTGGGACACGGCCATTTGCGACGAGGCTCATGCGCTGGTCAATCACAAGGCAAACTGGACCAAGGCCACGGTGATGATAAACAGCGACCGGCTCTATCTCTCCACCGGCACGCCGATACCGAACTGGGCGTGGGACTTGCTCATGCCACTGCGCCTACTCTTTCCCGGCGATCGGCGCTTCACCAACCGACGTAACTGGCTGGAGCGCTGGTTCGAACTCTACGAGCCACCATTCGGTGGTACGCAGGTGCAGACGGGCAACGGCAATAACGGACTACGCGACGATTGCACGTGGGCAGAGTTCTGGCTCGAGAACGGACTCGACGGGCCGGATGGTCACATGTTGCAACGCACCGTTGATCTTGGCGTGCCCTTCACGGAGGAACACATCGAAGTAGATATGGAGAAGGAGCAGAAGCGCATCTACAACGCGCTGAAAAAGGACTACGTTGCGTGGTCCGATGGTAACGAGATCGCCGCGTGGTCGAGTAGCGGTCTGCACACTAAACTATTGCAATGCGCTACTGGTCTTGAACTCATCGACTCAGCCAAGAGCAGCGGCAAACTAAAGGTCTTGAAGGAACTGCTGACTGACGGCAAGGGCCAACCTACGCTGATCTTCGCGTGGTATCAGCCAGCGGTTGACGCGGCAGCAGAAGTCGCACGGTCGCTTGGCCTGCGTGTCGGTGCTATCAGGGGTGGCGTGAGTCAAATAGAGAGGGACCTGATCGAGTACGACTTTCAACACGGCAGGCTCGACGTACTGGTGGGCTCGATTGCTACGATTAGCGAAGGACTGGACTTCTCGCGGGCCACGACCGAGATATTCCTTGAACACGCCTCCTCCCCGTATCGCAACGACCAAGCCATTAAGCGGGCGATGAAGTGGGGCAAGACGGCGCACGTTCACGCCATACACCTATGGACCCGTAAAACCGCCGACATCGGCATGCGGTCCCTGATCGAGGGCAAGACCGAGCAGCAGGTCAAAGCCCTGACCGCGCGGGAGTTCCGGGCCGTCCTCAACGGTTGACTTGACACGGGGGCAACCCCTGTGGTAAGATATTGCCAGTGAGTCAAATAGACAAACAATAGAAACCAAGGAGAATCAAAATGTCAGCAAAGAACAACGGTGACGGAACCGAGACGATCAAGGTCGATGGCAAGGGTCAGAAGCGCGCACGCGCCGAAGCCGCCAACACCTGCGCCTGCATGACGTTCATCGAAATCAAGGCCAGCGACCCCAAGGTCGCGCTCGTCAAGAAGTGCACCAGCCCCTGCCGCAACACGTTTGCACAGGGTCACGATGCACGCATGGTCAGCACACTGCAGAAGGCGTTTCGTGGCGGTGCCACCACGCTGGCTGTTGCGGGCAAGGCCAACGACAAGACCACGGTTGCAGCACAGGCCAAGGCGCTGGGCTTCACGCACCACTTGACTGAGGCACCAGCCCGCGCACCTCGTGCACGCAAGGCCACGGCCAAGAAAGCGACCAAGGCAGCCAAGGCAGCCAAGGCCGCGAAGAAGGCACCTGCCGTCAAGGGTCCGACGCACAAGGGCTCGATGGCTGTGGGCACCACGGTCACGACCAAGTACCGCAACGCAGCCGTGGAAGGCCGGGTCACGAAGATCGGCATGGGCGACGACGTTGAGGTGTCGTTCCAAACCAAGTCCGGCAACGACGTGAAGAAGGTATTCGCCTCGGGCGAACTCACCATCGTTGCCTAGTTCGCCTCGCCGCGAGCAGCCTGCCCCGACCACCCCCGGTCGGGGCATCGCTGTATCCGGGGATTTGACACCGGGACAAGCCGTGTGATAAACTGGTTACGTGAACCTGCAGATCGTGGGCCACCCAAGGAGGCAGTAATGACAGTAGACAAGAACACAGCGCGTGAGGTGTTGGAAGACATCGCCGCGCATGTGATGGAAGGTCGAGTGAACGGCATCGGCGCACCCAGTGCGTTGCGTCTGTTCATCGACACATTGTGCAGTACCAACGGCGTGTTCATCACCCAGTTCAAGGTGGGCGACACGACCGATCAGGGTGAGGTCACGCGCATTGCGATCAATGACTCGCCCCGTGGCGTCGAAGTCAAGTACGGGTTTCAGGCGTACGCTGACCGACCCAACACGACCCGCTTCATCAACGCCGATCTGGTGAGGGGCTGATCGTGACAAAGACAGCAACGAAGACCCCGGCCAAGAAGTTGAGCGGTGCAGCGGCGAAGGCCGTGGCCAATAAGGGTAAGGCGAGCAAGCCCGCGCCAACCCCCAAGGCGTGCGGATGTGGTTGCAGCGAGATGACCAAGGGTGGCGAGTTCGCCATCGGCCACGACGCCAAGCACAAGAGTGCGCTGATCAGGACCGCGCTAAAGCGCGAGGGTGGTCTGCCCATGACGGTCAAGGCGGCTGAGGCCGAACTAGAGCGACGTGGGTGGACGAAGTTCCTCGAGAAGTCACGCAACGTCGTAGTGCGCGTACCTAGCGAACACAAGGCGGCGAAGGCACAGGAGGATGTGGAAGACGCGGAGGCCGCAATCAAGCGACTGGCCGACTTGAAGGAGGCATGCGCCAAAGTGAAGAAGGCTGGCCGATCTTCGACCATCCGGGGCTCGCGCGTGGTCGTCACACGTGAGAACTGCAGCACTATCCTTGGTATGACGGTCAAGCAGATTCAGGCCATGGAGCCAAACGAGTGGGACCCGCCAGTGCGTGAGAGCGCGAAGGCTGTGGATGCCAAGCGCAAGGGCAAGGCGGCACCGGCACCAGTTGAGGAGGATGACGATGACGATTCAGACATTTGATAGCAACGAGCCCTGTTGCGAGCCGACCGTGGATGAGGGAAACCTTGTCCACGGTTCGGACTGCCGGGGCTACTGCGACTGCGCGGACGTGACCACGCTCAACGAAGACGGGCGCTGTTCAGTCTGTGGTGCGGTACTTCGCAAGGGCGACCCGTTCCTGATCAGCGAGCGCACCTTCCCATTCAACGATCTCCTGCCCCCGCCGAGGTTCGGATGACGCTGATCTACGCGACCACCGGAGTCCTGTGCGGCTTCACAGCGGGGGCCGTGTGGTCCACGAATCGTTGGCGTCGTCGCGTGCGACTCCTGTGGCTCGCGATGGCCGATCTCGCCAAGCGGGGTGGCGTGACGGCTGAGGCCATCGCTGATCTGATCGAGCGCATACTGGGTGCTTGACACTGGGACAAGTGGTGCGCTAGTGTGGTGGGCACTAGTCAACCATCAAGGAGCCCAGCATGTCAGGACAAACGCATATCGTCTCATGGAGCGAACTGGACACGTTTAGGCAGTGCCCGTTCAAGCATCAACTCGCCTATAAGGACCGGTGGAGCAAGACCCCGGCCATCGGCTCGCCACTCTCCCGTGGCACCCTCTTTCACTTTGTGATGGAGAACCACTACAACTGCTTGAAAGCGGTCAAGGACAAGAACGTCGATGCCGTGGCGCTGTTTACGGCCAATATCAACAAAGCGCTGGGAACAGAACACCCGACTGCACGCAACGAGGAGCAGGTGCTGGTGGCGTGGATTTACGAGGGCTACGTGCAAGCGTACGGTAAGGACAGCGAATGGGAAGTGGTCGCGGTCGAGTACGCCAACGAGTTCTGGCTACCCACGGACAAGAAAAACGGCGGGCGGTCGCACTACAAACTGAAGGTGAAGATCGACCTGATCATGCGGCACAAGGTGACCGGCGAACTCTGGATTTGGGACCACAAGACGTGTAAGGACCTGCCCAATAGCGACCTGATCTTGGAACTCGACGATCAGTTCGGTCTGTACACGTGGGCCATGCGCAAACTCGGATTCCCGGTCATGGGCTCGATCTACAACGCATGCCGCACCCTCAAGTACAAGGACCCCAAGAAACCACAGCCCTTGGAGGAGCGGTTCAAGCGCATCCCTCTCTACCGCACAGACGAGGAGTTGGACGTGATCGCGGTCGAAGCGTACAAGACGGCGCGACGGGCGTGGAGTCAGACGCCATACGGCACTGCCGAGCGGAACCCCAACAAGGACACCTGCAACTACCGGTGCGACTTCACGGACGACTGCTTAGGCTCGCGCAAGGGCATCAACCTCCGTAAGCAGTTGATCTTGCACGGTTTCACTCAGAACCGGGAGCGTCACTAATGCAGATGACCGAATGCGATCGGTGCCACAAGACATATCTGGACTCGTTGCGTGTACTGGGCTTCGACACACGTGCGCGAGGTCCGAAAAAGTCTGCTGGGCCGGGGGAAGGACTAGATAAAGCCCTGCGCAACCCCCGGCCCACAGAGCCAGCAGAGGGCACCAATCGTGCGCTAGGCTGGATGTCCAATAGTCAACAGACCACCACATAGAAATGAGAACCCATGGCAACGAAGAAACCCGATCGCCCATCTCTAGCCGAGACTGACGATCTGCTCAACATCCTGTACTACGGACGGCCCAAGACAGCCAAAACCACACACGCCGCAACCGCCGCCAAACACGGTCAGGTAGAGTGGGTGGACGCCGAGGCCGGTATCAAGAAAAAGCCACTCATCAACCGTGGCATCCCGGTGGCCAACATACACCCATTCACCGACATCGAGATCGAAGCGCTCGACGAGTTCTTTTGGGATGTGAAGGCCAACCTGCCGTACGCGATGGTGCTGGACTCGGTAACCGAGATACACAAGAAACTGCTGGAGACGACCGCCGCTACGTCACGGCAGAAGGGCATCGACAGCGGCAAGTTCCCGAATCGTGCCAAGTACACGACCGAAGTGGGCGACTACGGCACCAACACGGGCGAGATGCGTGCGATCTTCCGCAAGTACCGCGACTTGAAGTGCCACACGGTCTTCGTGGCGCTGGAGCGTCGTGATCAGGACGAGGACACCGGCGTTGTTACGTACGGACCCGATCTCACGCCGAAACTGGCGAGTGACCTGCTCGGTTTTGTGGACGTGATCTGTCACACGTACACGGTCAACACCGGTGAGGAAGAGCCCGAATACTGGGGCGACTTCCGCAACATCGGCGTGTACGAGGGCGGCGACCGATTCGGTGCCGTGCCGCCCAAACTGATCGACCCGACATTCGAGCGCGTGCTGGCTTACGTTAACGGGGAGTTGACTCTCGAGTCCGACCCGCTGATGGCGTCACACGTCGAAGAGCCGGAACTCGACGACAACGGGGACCCCGTTCCGCGCAAGGCACGCAAGCCAGTGAAGAAGGCCGTGCGCCGCGCACCGGGTTCTAGGCTGGCGTCATGATGAAATGGACCGCCACCTATGACGAGATGAGCCAAGTGTTCTTAATCTTGGAACAGTCAAGTATCGTCGATTTTCCGCCCATGGTTCTCGCGCAGTGTGCCTCGCGAATGCAGGCTGATCGCATTATTTCTGCGCTAGAGGGCAAATACGGCGTGGACATCGCCAATCGCATCGAACACCGCGACGTTGACCTCGCCCACATCGAGGCTAGAAAGTTAGATCGGTGCGCGCGTTGTAACCTGACGCGTGACGAGGAATTGCACAGTGTGGACAGCACCGTGCCCGGTCACCCATTCGAAGAGCCACGTCAAAGCGTGGCACCTCAACCCGGCTCATAAGAGCAACCAAACCACCAATAGAGAAAAGAGAACACAGACCACCATGCCAAAACTACCAACCAAAGCAGCAAAGGCAGTAGACGAGACTGAGGCCGCGACGGGATTCGCACCGATTCCCCCCGGCTTGTATCAGGCGTTTCTGCGCGAAGTCAAGGTCAAGGACGGACCCAACGGCCCGTACTGGGTCTGGGAGTTCGAGATCGTGGACGGCGAAGAGTACGCGGGTCGTCGATTCTGGAACAACACGAGTCTGAGCGAGAAGTCGCGCCCATTCATGAAGGCCGTCTTCGACGCCTTTGGTGTTCCAGCCGACACGAACACCGACGAACTCTGTGGCTGCATCGTCACGCTGCAGATCGGAAACCGCACGCGCACCGACACGAAGGAGTTGACTAACACGATCAAGGGCGTGTTGGCCTACGACCCGGATGCCGATGACGACGGCGACGACGACGACGAGGATGGCGACGAGGACTAACACCGCAGTACACTGTTAGCGAGAGCCCCCGGTGCGTCTAGGCGTGCCGGGGGCGCGTCGTCTAAAACAAGGCGACACGAAAGGCGAGGCATGGAGAACGTACTGGATGAAGCAAGACGCTTAGCAGGTCTTGGGTTTAACGTAATGCCGACTCGACGGGGTATGAAGTCGCCGGGTCTGCCATCATGGAAGAAATATCAGAAGGAGAGTACAGCAGGGTTTGTCGAGGGCTGGTGGGGGCCGGGTTCCGACTACATCGGCATATGGACGTGCACCGGCTCAGTGAGCGGGCTCGTCGTGTTGGACTGCGACAGCGCGGAGGCCGATGCGTTTTGGCGATCACTGCCCGGTATGGCGGCAGCGATGGACGCCACCACATGCGTCAAAACGAGCAAGGGCTTCCATTACTGGTTCGCGATCGCGCCCAACTCGAAGGTCAAGTCGTGGGCGTACCACGAGGGCGTGATCTCGTTCGACGTCAAGGCCGAGGGGGGTGGCGTGATGACGCCGCCGAGCCCGCACCCGGATGGGGGTTTTTACTCTTGGGTCCGCGAGCCGTCAGAACTCCTCCCTGCCCCGTCTTGGGTTTCAGATGGGGGCAAAGGGGCGCTGGCACGGATTGCGGACCCGAGCGCCAAGGAGGACAACGGAGAGGCCACGGAGGACAAATCGCTGGAGAGCCCCCGCGTTTCAAGCCTCCTCTCGGAGTTGTTGGAGAACCCGCCCGACGCTGGGGGGCGTAACGAGTGGCTGATCAGGGTCGCTGGGCACTACGCCAAGACCATCCCTTGGGAGCATGCGTACGAGGCGACGATGCGCCTAGCGAATAGCGCACTAAAGGAGCCGTTAGGCGAAGCCGAGTTCCTCAAAACCGTGGCTAGCGCGTGGAATATGGAGCAGGCCAAGACGCGCACCACGGTGGAGGCACTGCGCGAGCAGGGGTTCACGTCTGGCGAGCCCGATAGCGAGAATGGTTGGCTCATGGGCACCGGCAACAAACTGATGTGCCCGTCCATGCACGAGACTGAGGACGGACGCAAGGTCGAGACGCTGGTGGAGTTCGCGGATTTCGACATTCAGGTGCTGGGCATCGTCAAGGGCGCGGATTCGCTGGACTTCCTCGTGTTGTTCATGCAGGGAAGTCGCACAGTCGAGCGCGAGATCAGCGGCGCGTGTATGGGCTCGATGCGCGAGTTACTGGTCTGGCTGGCTAAACAAGGCGGTACGTTCTCAGCGCCAGTTGGAGATCGACACCCCAAACTCTCCCCAGCGACACGTCTACTGCGTTACTTGCGCTCGCAGGGTGCCCCGGTCTACAAGTCGATCAAGGCACTGGGCTGGGACGACGAGGCGGCAGGGTTCATCACGCACGAGGGCATCATACGCGCGGGAGCCACGGAGCCGTTGCCATTCGCGGATCAACGACCCGCGCCGATCTTGCGCGAGTGGGCACCATACCGCTACGGATTCGCTGGCTCGAGAAAGGACGCGATTGAGGTGTTGCGTGAAGTGATGACCTTCCACGAGGAGACAGTCTGCGCGGTCTATGGCTCGTGGTGGGCAGCATGCTTCCTCAAACAGCAGATCATGGGACGCACGGCACTATTTCCATTCATGGCGCTGGAGGCACCGAGCGAGAGCGGCAAGACCACCGGCTTCTTCTCGTTACTGATGCAACTGGCGGGCAACTACGAAGGCCACGGTGAATACACGATAGCGGTGCTACGCGACCGAGTAAGTGCGCACTTCAACGGGCCGGTGTGGGTCGATGACGTGACCAACCCCGGCGCGGTGCTGGACCTCATCCGACAAGCAACTAGTGGCGGGTCACGGAGCAAGAAGGGCGAGAATCGACACTCACAGGAAACCGTGGAGTTGGTGGCACCGATAGCGATCAGCGCAGAGGGACTGCAGGCGCTATCGACTGAGAAGGCACTGAGTGACCGCGCTATCCGTTTGACGGTGCCGAGCCCCGTGGGTCGACGCTCGTTGCACGACGCCACACGACCACAGTGGGACGACATCACCAACCTGCAGTCGCGCTACAAGCGTGATCTGTCGCAGATCGCAGGCCACATGGCATCGATGGCGTTGGAGTGCCTGCCCATGGTCGAGGGCATGACCAAACTGCGACCCGATGGCGGTGGTCGATTCGCGGACACGATGATGATTCTGCGCTTCGGGTCGCGTGTACTGGAGTCGATGGGGGTAAGTGGCGTGATCGAGCGTACGGACGCGTGGGTGGAGCAGCGAGTCCACGTCTACGACCCGAGCGCCAACCTGCTGACCAAGCAGATACTGCCGTGGGCGTGGCGTGATCTTGGCTACCCGCGCAGTTGCAAACACGGCACGCCGGTCTTCCTCGACAGTGACGGCTCGATGTGGTATCGAGAGGAGAAACTGGCCGACATGTGGGCCGCGCGGCGCGAGATCACGGACCGCGAGAGGCAACTGGGCTCACTCGACTCAATGCGTGATCAGCGACGACGACTGTGGGGTATCGAGGGTAACGGCCAGCGTCTACGGGTCGGGGAGCAGCAGTTGCGGTATCAGCGGTTATCTGCGATCATCAGTGAGCCCATCGTCGAGGCGGCGGGCTGGAGTGAAGGACCAGAAGACGGGAAGATGCTGTGACGGGCCGTGACACTGGGGGGTGTCACAGGGGGTGTCTCGGTCAGGGATCGACGTGCGATGTGACACCCATGAGACACCAATGTGACATAGGGGGTGTCTCGGTCTTCTTTAAGTCCCGTCCGGGCTGTGACATAGTGACACCCTCTCCGACTGAGCGAACTTACCCGCGCGTGACGCGCATGCGTGCACGCAGCCGAGGCGTCTCGACGAGATGGGTGTCACACCCTCGCGATATGCTGTTCGAACAATGACAAGGAGACAACTATGAGGAAGACACCGATATTGAAACTGCCGATCGGAGGGGGGCTTGCCTCGTGCGACACAGAAACCAGCGGACTGTACGTTGACGATGGTGCACGCGTGAGCGTAGTGAGTGTGGCCTATCCGATGGCCAATCGCATCGAGAGCGTAGCCTTCCCGTTTGATCAGGGAGTGAGCGACAAGCCCGGACAGCAGGGCGATCTCTTCGACGTAGACGTGAACATGGCGCAGGACGCGTGGGGTGAACTGATGGAGTGGTTACGGTTGCGTGATCTGATCTTTCACAACGCGTACTTCGACCTGCAGATCATCAACAGGGGTCACCGGACCTTCGGCGCTGGCGTCGATCTCTTGCCCGCATTCGTGTGGGACACGCAGATCGCGCAGTGGGTGTTGGAGCCACAGCAGTCAACCTCGCTAAAGCCGACCAGCGCGCGGTTGTGGGGCGAAGACCAGCGTGCGGAGCAGGCGGCACTGCAGCCGATACTCAAGAGCAACGGCAACCGATTCGATCTCCTGCCGTGGGACCTCATTCGACCATACGCGGCTAAGGACGCCGAATTGACACTGCGCCTGTACCGGCACCAACTGTCGGTGCTGGAGGAAGACAACTATCGCATGGAGGACGAGATACTGCGCGAGTTTGACGTAACCAGAGTGCTGACGCTGATGGGCTATCGTGGTATCGGGTACGACGTCGATGGGTCCAAGATCGAAGCGTCTAAGGCCAAGCACGCGCTGATGTCACTACAGCAGTCGTTGCCATTCAGGTCCACGGCAGCGGGCGCACGCAAGTATTTCTTCACGGTGGGCGGTGCACTGCCGCACTGCATCACGGAGAAGAGCGGACCGAGCGTGGCCGAGTGTTGCATCCGATCACTGATCGCACAACACATACCGTGGGCACAGGAGTACGCGGATTTCTCGAAATACGAACACGCGATCGGGAAATATTACACCGGCTACGCGGAGAAGGTAGGCGCGGACGGACGACTACGGACCGACTTTCGACAGGCCGGGACGACCACAATGCGCTTCACCTCTAGCCGAGTCAACCTGCAGGCCATCCCTCACGACTACAAACTGGAGCGACTGGAGGGCATCGCCACACCACGGTCGCTCTTCAAGCCAGCGGAGGGTCACGAGTTGTGGGAGTTCGACCTCGCACAAGTGGAGTGCCGTGCGGCGGCAGTTGTAGCCGATTGCCAGACGTGGCTCAGCATGTTCCGATCAGAAGAACCACGCGACCTGCACAGCGAGACTGCACTGCAGTTGTTCGGTGATGTGTCATACGAACACCGTCAGATCGCGAAGCGTGCGAACTTCTCACTGATCTATGGTGTAGGCGGTGCGACGTTCCGCAAGGACCTCGAGAAGACGAGCGGAGTCAAACTATCGGAGATGGAAGCGAATGCACTAGTGAAGGACTGGCGTGCGTTGTACCCCGAGTTCGGTCGTGCAGGACGCAAATACGAAAACATCGCGAAGCGACAGCAGTACGTAACGCTGATCGGTGGACGTAGGCGCTACTTCGCACCATACGACGAACTGCACAAGGCCTTCAATGCCGTGATTCAAGGTAGCGTGGCGCAGTTCGTGAAGCGCTGGATGGTCGAGGCCGAGATGTCCTTCGGTGGCGTGGTGCTACAGATACACGACTCCATCGTGATGGAGGTTTGTGTCGACATCGGCGGTCACGCGTTGCGACAGACCGTGGACTCGATGGAGAAGATGGGCGGTGCAATGGCCACGGAGTTCTTCGATGTGCCAATGATCGCAGAGTCGAAGCAGTGGATAACGCGGACCGATCTCGCACGCAGGACACTTGCCGACCAGACAAGTCGTGAAGTAGGCTAGACGCATGGACGTGACGCGGCTATTAGCCATCGACCCCGGCGAGACACACTGTGGCTGGGCTCTCTTTACTGCTGAGGATTTCGATTTCGACGCCCGCTATGGCGGCTGTGCGGCCACGGGCGAGTGGACACCCGAGAAACTCGCACGCGAGATGAAGGACATCGTAGCCGATGTAGTCGTGTGCGAGGAGTTTCGGCTCTATCCAAACAAGGCGGCGGTGCAGTCATTCTCGCAGTTGAAGACGGTCGAGGTGATCGGCGTACTGCGCTACCTGTGCGAGAGCGTGGGCATCTCGTTCGTAGAGCAGGGGGCCGCGATCAAGAAAGTCGCGCGGGCGCAGATGTTGGCGCGTGGCGTATTCAATCGAGCCGTGGAAGAGCGCAAGGGTGGCCACGCCGCTGATGCCGTCCTGCACGGCTGGTTCTATTTAAACAAACCACAAACAGAAAAGAGAGCATAATGGCTGCAAAGAGCAACACCATCACCATGACCTTCACCAAGGAGAAGGAAACGAAAGGCACCGTCCGATACATGGAGGACGGCGACAAGGAGCAGCACAGCGTTGGCGCGTTGTACGTGCAAAAGAGCGCGTACGCGTTGATGAACAGCCCCGAGTCGATCACCGTGACTGTGACGGCTTCGTAATGGGCGGCAAGATCATCGTGATCGCTGGCGGGCAGTACGGCAGCGAAGGCAAAGGACTGATCGCTGGTTATTTGAGCCAGTGGGAGGAGCGACCACTCATGGCCGTACGCGTGGGTGGACCAAACGCGGGCCACACCGTATGGAGCGACGGCCAAGAGTTCAAGTTCCAGTCACTGCCGGTGGCAGCGGTCATGCGACCGAACTCGCGACTCATCATCGCAGCGGGCAGTGAGGTGGAGCAGGGCCAACTCGACAAGGAGCGCGATTGGGTGGCGGACCTCGACATTCAGGAGCGGTTGCTCGTGGACGGACAGGCCACCATCATCGACCCGAGCCATCAGGGATTTCACGACTCCAGCAACAAGTACGGCGGCACGGGCAAGGGCACGAACCGAGCGCGTGCAGCACGAGCGGTGCGCGATGCCGAACTCGTCTACTCGTGGGAGGGCATGCCGGGTGCGCCGCAGATCGGTGATACCACAAGCGTGATGCGCCAGTGGTTGCAGAACGACGGGTGCGTGTTGATCGAGGGCACGCAGGGCTACGGGCTTGGCACGCACGCAGGCGAGTATCCGTTCTGCACCGGCAACGACTGCACAGCCATCGACTTCCTCGCGATGTGCGGGCTCTCACCATGGGCACCATACGTCGAGGAGTTCGAACCGTGGGTCGTCTATCGCACGTATCCGATCAGGGTGAGTGGCAACAGCGGACCGTTCCACGCGGGCGAACTGACGTGGGAGGAGTTGGCCGAGCGCCACGGCGCACACATCAGGCCAGAGCAGACCACGGTGACGAAAAAGACACGACGCGTGGGTGAGTGGGACAAGCAACTGGCGCAGGATTCGATGATCGCCAATGGTGGTCGCATTCGTGCAGCGCTGACGTTCTTTGACTACGTGATGCCGAAAGTGGAAGGAATCACCGGTCACATCAACCGAGGCCGTGATCTCACGATTGGTGAGGGCGTGCGTTTGGCCGGTTACGAGCAGGACATCGGTGCACGTATTGATCTTGTCGGCACAGGACCAACCAGCGTGATGGACTTCCGATGAAAGGGGACGCTATTTGTTTCCTGCATGGTGAGTACGACTCACACGCCATAGACCCGAACTACGTGTCATTTACGTGTCCGTGGTGTGAGCGTGCAGCCAAAGAGAACACGGAATTGGAGGCGTGGTGGCGCGTGCAAGCCGAGAGGGAGATCGAACAGACCATCGCCAAAAGCGCGTCGTACGGCGGTGACAATCTGCTCATGATGGGCGACGTGTTGCTGGCTTTGTTGCCGACGCAGACGATCAGCAACCTAATCGAGCAAGGCGTCAACGCTGACGAACTAGCGATAGCGACGTATGTGCTGACCAAGATCACGCGCATCTTTGGCGCGTACAAGGCTGGTGTTCGCCCGAGCGACGACTCGTGGTTTGATCTGCATGTGTATGCAGCGATGGGCATTCGTGCCCGAGAAAAAGGAGGTTGGCCAAATGGTAGATGAAATGATGTGTGGACACGGCGGCGAGTACATGACGTGCGTGAGGTGTCGGGGTCAAGCGTTAGTCGCTCCGCAAGAGATGCGCGAGGCGTTGGGGTTGAACCTCATAACGTGTCACGTCTACGTGCGAGAGGAGGGCGCACGCAGCGATTTGGAGCGGTCGGCCATTGGTCACGTGCGCAACACGGGCAAGAGCGCGAAGATTCACGCACACGAAAAAGGACTCGACTCAATGCGGCGCGTGCGTTGCAACGAGCGATGCATCGTCATCGACTACGTGGATTTGACGCCGCACCCGGACGACCGAAGGATGTTGGTCAAATGACCACGCTCAACGCCATCAAGTTCGAACTGCACGAAGGGTGCAGCGATCTCTTGCCACGGCAAGCGCACTGGGGCGATGCGGGGCTTGACTTGTACACGGCGGGTGACGTGAGCGTGGGCACGTGGATTGAAGACGCGGTGGGACGCATCATGACCAGCGTGAAAGCGATGCGTTTCCCACACGGTTACTGGGGCTTCATTCACACGAGGAGTAGCACGCGTGAGAAGTGGGGGCTCGAGATCAGAACGAGTGTGATCGACGAGAACTACACCGGGCCGCTGTATTTCGGCTATCGACTGGTTGATCGATCACGTCAAGCGTTCGTCATTCCAAAGGGCACGAGACTGGGCCAACTCGTGCTGATGCAGAGCGTACTTGACCACATGCCAGTCGAGCGAGTAGACTCCATCACACAGCCAACCAACGGAAGAGGTGCGAATGGTTTCGGTTCAACCGGGCGTTAAGCCCATACAGTGTCCTGCATTGCTCAAACGCGACGGCATGCCTGATCGACGGTGCTTCATGGCCGTGGGTCACGTGCGCGATCACGCGTGCTTCACGGGCAGCAACAACCTGACGTGGACAAACGAGGAGCGCGTGACGCCAAAGCCACCGCGCAAGCCAAAGGCCAAGAAATGAACGAACGCGCCGCCCCCTCTCTACCAGTAATTGCGATTCTCGACGTTTCCGCGCCTCCCGTTGCACCGAGCACGTATCACGGAACGTGTCCTCAGCCTGACGTATGCGATGTCGGCTGTCGTGGGCCAGAAGGCGCTGTTACTGGCCTTTCGGGGGCAGCGGAGGAGGGGCAATGAGCGAACTTGAAGAATTGAAAGCGTCGAATGAGGAGAACGCGAAGTGGCTTCGTAACATCTGCGCCGACCTTCGACTTCACGGTGACGTGCCGTTGACCATTCACGACCTCGGCAACCCTGACGGAATGCCCAACGACTCACGCGACTCCGGGCTGTCGCTCGCTGACGAATTGTGGCTCGTCGCCAACGCTCTCGACGGAAGCGTTGACGCGTCACGGCAAGGAATCAGGGCGCGATACGAGGAGGAACTCTCAGCACTTCGGGCAGCACAACCGCTGACACGCGAGGGGATTGACGCGGTGATTTTGAAACTCGCTCAATCATCCTCCTACATGGGGAAGCAACACTTCGCATTCGTTGACGGGATGAATGAACTTTCTGACGCTCTTTTGGATTCTCTGTCTCTTACCAGTGTCGCCAAGTCAGGGCTGACTCTGTGACAAGATCGGAAAGTACCCGACCCCATGGGCAATAAAATATCCACTATCAAACCAGTATGCAACACCAAGGGCTGTGCGTTCTTTGGCAAGCAGCACGAGAAGTGCCGAGCCCACAATCGTCGAGGTCAGGCGTGCGGTATCAACCCGATGCGCGGCCAGTGGGTTTGCAGATCACACGGCGGCTTGTCGCTCAACACGGACAAGACTGCCACGAAGCGACTAGCGCTGATCGAGATCGGCAAGATGGCCGAGTTCATCACAGCGTACGACCCGGACAATCACGAGACACCTGCACAGGGACTCATGCGGGAGGTGGCGTGGAGCGGCCAGATCGCAGAGGCGTTGGGCGCAGCAGTCGAAAAGGAGAGTGACGCGCAGTTGTCGAACTATGGCATCGGCGCAGGCATGTCGCCGCTCTATCAGGCGTGGAGTGCCGAGCGAATCAACCACGCGAAACTCTGCAAACTCGCGTTGGATGCTGGTATCGAGCAGCGTCAACTCGATCTGCTGGAGTCGCAGGCTGGTCAAATAGTCTCTGCTATCCTTGCGGTGCTGGGTGACAAGGCATTGGGGCTCAGCAGTGAGCAGATCATCGAGGGTCGCGTTATCGCGGCCAAAGTCTTGCGCCGACAAGCGGCGCATTGAAAGGAGCAGCCGTGATCGCATGGCTAGCGAAGTACATGAACTGGGTCGTTCGACTCATCGAGCATTTTGACGAAGCGCGACAGTCGCATCGCAACAAGAGCGTGGCGTGGCGATCTCGCGTGCACAAGTACGGACTCGTATTGCCACAGGAGTTGGCTGGACGAATGCCGCTGATCAGCGCGTATCTCGCACAAGCATTGCCCGCGCCATCGACGTTCGTGGCCGTGCCCAAGGTTGGGCTGTGGGGCATGATGGGTAACGCTGATCTTGGTGACTGCGTGTTCGCATTCTGTGGTCACGCGCAAAAGGCAGTGGCGGCGTGGATTGGTAAGGCGTATTCACTTAAAGACGCAACAGTGATCGCAGCGTACAAGGCCTACTGCAAGACATACAGCAACGGACAAGATCAGGGTGCGAACCCGCTCGTGGTGTTGAAGAACTGGATGACCACACGAATGTTCGGCGGCACGCTGGGTGCGATGGGGCGCGTCAACTTCCGCAATGCGACTGAGGTGATGCAGTTCGTCGAATACACAGGAGCAGTCGGCGTCAGCGTCAACCTGCCGAAGAGTGCAGAGACGCAGTTCAATCGTGGTGTTGTGTGGGACGTCGATCAGACGCTTGACAACGCAATCGCAGGAGGCCACCAGATGTGCGTGGTCGGCTACAAGCCGGGACTGAATAACCTCGGTGGAGAAACCACGCTGTGGGCGGTTGTCACGTGGGCTGTCGTCGTGTGGATAACGCAGGAGTGGATGGACGCGTACGCGCAGCAAATGCAGGCACTGATCACGCCAGAGTTGATGACGCAGAAGGTCTTCGACGGCTTCAAGATCGCACAGTTGCAGGTAGACGTGACGGCGGCGATCGCGTGATACACGTACTTGAGTGGACGGGCGTTGTGGTCGCTATCGCGGTTGCGGCAGTGATCATCGTGGCGTGTGGGCAGTCGATCTCCGACACGCAACGCGAGCGACAACGCACGCGCCACATCGACGCCACGGTCAAGTCGGCGCTGGGCTTCGATGACGGTCGAGGTTTTGCGCGTGGCGTCACGTTGCAAGTGACTGGATTCGACAACAAGGCGCAAGCAGCAGGGCTGGGCGTGCTGATCGAGGCACACTCACCACGCGTCACTTATCGCATCATCGATCAGAAGAGGTGACATGAGCAAGGACGCAACTAGGGCACGGGACGTGCGCGGCACCGATCTGGTGGGCAAGGCGGCAACGCGTAAGCCGGTCAAGCCGAAGGTGATCACGCGCCTGCAGAAGCAGCAACTGCAGCGACGAATAGCCTACGCGAAGGGCCGCACGTGGACGTTCAAGCGACTGGTCACGCACCATCGCCCAAGCCTCGAGGTTCAAGCGCGACGGGGCTTCTGAGGGCATATTTGACGCCGGGACAAGTGATCTGCTAAACTGGGCGGGTCGGCCACAAAGTGTGGTCGGCCCAAGGAGGCAGTAATGAGTGATTCAATGATTGACTGGCTGACCGCCGACCCCGCGAACTTCGAGATCGCGTGGCCACAGGTCAAGGACTGGCACACCAACAAGAATCTGGTGTTCGTGCAAATGCCAATTGCGTACGCTGACGAGGCCGACGCGTTCATATTCCGGTGGAAGCACAACGGAGTCGAGCGCTGGTCGGCACGCATCGTCTGCGAGGATTGCGCATACGACAACAACCGCGACGAGTTTGATCGGCCCATTGGCGAGTGCATCCCGGTGCGACTCGTCTGCAGCGCGAACTGCTACATCTGTGGCGATCACATCGACAAGGGGCAGGCGCTATGAGCATCGACGTCGCAACCACCACACGCACGGCGATCTACAAAGGTCGTCGTCGCAGCAACAAGGACAAGGTGATGCACCTGTGGGCGTTCATGCTGGAGGATGGCACGGGCGCTGAGGACCGCGCGTACGACAAACTGATCGGGCGCAACATCGGCGGCACGTACACGGTTGAAGTCAACGAGGAGGGCAGCGTTTACCCCGCGACGTTGACGTACAAAGGCAGCGCGGCTGATGGCGGTCGATTCGTAGTCACCACGCCGCAGGAGTTGGAGGAGTGGACGACGCTTGATCGAGTCGAGGCCACACAAGTGGAGCAGATCATGCTCGACAAGCGAATCGCTCGCGGAGACGATGCATTCACTGATCTCTGCGCACCACTGCGCGAGCGCTATCACAAGACCATCGGCCACACACGCAAGGCCGCGTTGTTGGCAGCGATGATTGAGGAGGTGACACGCTATTGATCTGAACAACTGTTAAAGGTGAAGTCACACACGTGCAGCCCCGTCCCTCAGTGGCGGGGCTGTTGCGTGCTAGGATGGCGGTCATGATCGGTCGCGCTGGCTCACCTCAACAGGCTCGGTGTTACCGCATACTCGTCGTGCTGATCGCCATCGCGCTAGCGTGGTGGACGCATGCACTGGACAAGCCGCTCATGTTTGAGGGCGTGGGACAGGACAACAGCGACGTGCTATCGCTACTCGTGTTTGTCATGGCAATCGTGATCGGATTCACACTGATCGAGATGGCGCGAGTACGACGACTCCAGCGCCTAATGCGTCTGAGGCGCGTGATTCGCTCGCAGTTCACGTACTCCGACCCCGGCTACATCCGCATCATCAACACCGATCGACGAAGCCAGACGATTCCGAGTTTCGTAGGCGCAGCAATGGGACGAAGGGAGAGTGATCACGCACGATGAACGACGACGCTACACGCAACACGCCTATTCCTCAAACATCGGAGCCTGATGAAGTGTCGTACTCTCCTGTTGACCGCTTTACTATTCGCATTATTCACCTCAGTTCCCGCAACTACGGCAAGCGCCGCGCAGCAGAAGCATTCGCACGTGATCACTCCGTGGTACGAGCCACTCCTGCGAGGAGATCGCAGTGACTGGCCTACTTGGACGTGCATTATTTGGCACGAGTCACGCTCGACTTGGGCGGTCCCTAATCTCAAAGACGATAACCCCAGCGCTACGAACATCGGCATTTTTCAGTTCACAGACGACACGTTCCGTGCACATATCTCCGTCGATGTGCACGTATGGCAAGCCACGCCACGACAACAAGCAATCGCCGCGCTAAACACGCGACGTGTTGATCGGAAAGACGGCTACAACGGATTCGGCCCGTGGAAGGGCGACGGTTGCGTCTAGTGCTTGACGCATAGACAAGTCCCGCGCTAGAGTAGACGCCATGGACAGATGGCTGATCATGTTGGCGAGTGGCGTGCTGATCACTTGGCTTACGGTTTGGTCCTGTCGATCACAACTACGATGGATGCAGGAGGATGCCGACATGTCAGAAGGGTTGTATCTTCACCTCGATGAACAGGCCAGACGCACGTACACGTGGAATGGTCGAACGATCACGGAGGAGGAAGCACGCGAGATCGTCAACGGATTCCGTGAAGCCATGCTTCCAACCATGGAGGATTTAACGAGACAGATGACGCACTATGCAGCGCTGTTGACACCTATCGCGATCGCGAGCCAGCGCATGGGCGCACAGTTCGAGGAGGCGCGTCAACGAGTGGTCGCTGACATAGCACACGGACTCGATGTACCGCAAGGCATTCTCGGTACGTGGCGGCATGACCCGGACGCAGTATTTCCCAATCACGATGACAACCCGGTCACGTTTGTGGGCAAGAAAGTGCCGCGCAAGCCACGATCTGCGACGATGGCACGCAGCGCGATCACCGACATACTCGAGACTGAGTACGATGAACCACCAAAGCCGAACGTTGAAACACTGGGTGGGTGGATGCACGAACGTGCGCAGCGCGTAATGCGAGACGCGCAGCGAATGACACCAGTGCGCGGACCCTCGTATGACGCAGTGTGGTTTGATGAGATGACGCCTTGGCGACAGGAGTTGCACGGTACACTGATCGAGGAGTGCGATCTCTGTCACTGGATTCGTGATGTGGGTCGATACTTTCGGACAACAAGTAACTGAGCAGTGCCAAACCTGCCATGGAGATGGCAATAGAGAGGAAGCAATATGAGTGACGAAGTAACAGCAGGACCAACGCCAGCGCAGATCGCAGCCAAGGGATTGGTCGTAGTGGACAACCCACAGTCGAACGGCCAGCCGCTACGCTCGTGGGACCCAAAACACGAGGATTTCCCGCCGATCGCGTTGGCGTACGGAACTCCAGCCAAGGTCACGCCACCCACAATCGTCGAGTACGAAGTCACGGTGGATGGCGTGCCAACGTTCGATCTCGCAGCGGGTTCGACGTTCATTGTGCCTGCAGGACCAACGATGCCTGCAGGTCAGATATTCGACGGATGGGCTGATGGGCAGCACGTTTATCAGCCGGGTTGGACGTACACGATGCAGGCCGAGCCAGTGAATCTCACTGTTGAATGGCACTGGGCACCAGTCGTCGACCCGCCCGTGGTCGTTCCACCGGCATCGCCCTTGATGCCACCTGCAGGCATGGTCATCCCGTCGCCTGACGCAGGCATGAAGCGCGTAGCAGCAGATGGCTTCTTGACGAAGACGCTAAGCGCGATGTGGGGCGGCATTCAAAACGCCTACAACGGCGTGAGCGGTGGAGATCAGGACGGTTTGTTCAGCAACAAGCACTTGATACTGTTGGGCGACGGGCTCATGCGCTTGCAGATGTATCCTGACTCTGTGAACGCGGCGCTGTGCTACACGCCACCCGGCAAAGTGCTGGCCACTATTCGCGCGGCAGTGGCTGACTGGCTGGGTGCAGGCATTCAGTGCGCCATGCGCTACCCCGCGCCGGTCACGTTCTGGTGGATTTCGCGCTACGACGTTTACCCCGGCGTGACGCCGATCTGTCTCGGTTGGCCCAACACGTGGCCACCGGAGAAGGACTGGCTGGAGAGTTACAACAGCATCCGGGGCACGGTCAAGGGACAAGCGATCAACAGCCTCGAAGCCACGTACCACTGGGGCACCGACAACGAGCAGGAGCAGGAAACCCTCACCGGATTCGACTTCTCGCAGTGGCACTTGTGGAAGGTCGTCACCACGCCAACTGGTGAGACGCTCTACGTGGACAACAAGGCGGTGGCTTCAGTCACGTACACCGCTGAAATGCTCGCTGGTCCGGACGGCATCAACACGGCGTACGGTTTGACGTTCCAGATTCAGAGCGGCGACCCGGACAACCCGCCCGCCGACCCGACGATCACGGCAGCAACCCCAGTGGAGATGCTGGTTGCTGGTGTAGCGATTGACGTTCCTGCATGAGGACACCAGACCAATACATCGAACTGGCTGACATGTTGATCGAACGTGCACAGGCAGACGGCAACCCACAGACTTCATTGGCTAACGCGACACTGGCCCATGCGTCTGCGACGTTGGCGATCGCCGCTCAAACACGACGCGCAGCGCCGGGGCTTTTGCAGGACTTGCCGTGAACGTGATCATCTGCGACATCGACGGTACGGTGGCTTTGCACGGGACGCATCGCCACCCGTACGACTACACGAAAGTGTTGCAGGATGAGCCCAACGAGCCAGTGATCACGATAGTGCGTACGATGCTGGCCGCTGGGCACAAAATCATCTACATGAGCGGGCGTGAAGATTCAGCGTGGAGTGACACTTACGACTGGCTTCGCAATCATGGCTTGGTGTCGTGGTACGAGCATAGCAAGGGAGGCTCGCACCACGCCATCGAGTTACACATGCGCAAGACGGAAGATCGACGGCCCGATGCCGTTGTCAAGAAAGAGATGTACGACACGCACATCGTAGGAAAGGGCCGCACTGTGCTATTCTGTCTCGACGACCGAGATCGCATTGTGCGGCTTTGGCGAGACATGGGGCTGACCTGCTTGCAAGTGTGCGATGGCGACTACTGACGAGTGGACCAGACAAGCGAAATGTCTTGGTCGCAACGACCTGACAGATTCGCTATTCTTCTCGCCTAACGCCGATCAGGTTGAGTCGGCTAAAGACTTCTGCAACGGCAAGTGTGGTGGCGGGATATGCCCGGTACGCGACGAGTGCGTATTTTATGCGATGCAACACAACATCAGTATTGGCGTGTGGGGCGGCATGAGTGGCCGACAACGACGACGCTTCAAGTTCTCGAGAAGGGTGCAACAAGAGTCCGACGACGACTGCTAGACTCGCTACGAACTAGGAGGCGTCGTGAACGTTGAACTCGGTAATAAAACACCCAAAATGGGTGATGGCTCACTCGCAGAACTCGATGGCGCACCGGCGGTGACGTACATCGTCATCCCCGATTCGTACACGTTCGACCCGGACGTCGATGTCGACGAATTGCAGCGCCACCTCTATCGGACGCGCAGCACTGGCATCACGAATCGACCCAACGACGAGGCGATCATGGCCGTGGTGCACGCAGACGGCATCTGGTCAAATCACTCGGGCGACGACTCGCCAGCGTGGGTGGCGTGCGACGACAACCCAGCGTTTGCGATGGCACTGGGCCGATTCTTCCAGTGCCCAGTCGGTCGACCCGAAGACATCGAGGAGACGCACTACACGCGCGGCGGTCCTCCCGGCGTTGGTGGGCTCGATCAGCCAGTCGCGCTGTTGCTGAACAACGGACGTGACATCCTCGATCGTGCAACCTTCGGTGGATTGTACGGTGCGAACGGAGTGAGTACGACCTCACCGACCACGAACGGCTTCACCTGCACTGGCTTGGGCGCACCCGGTTCGACCACGTTCTACAACGGACAGATCATCGTCGCGGGCTCGACCTCGGTGGGCTTGGTTTATGGCGTGATCACGTCGTGCACCAACGCTTCGCCGCCCGTGTTGGCCGTGGACCAGTGGAACTCGGTCGCCGCACCGGGCACGCTGGCCACCACACCACTGCAAGGACCATACGCCATCATGCCTGCCGGTGCGTTTGCCGTGTTCGTTGGCTTGTCCAACACGAACATCGCACCTGCTGCAACCGACACCACGATGACCGGCGAGATCACCACGGCGGGCGGTGGCCTCATTCGCAAGATCGCGCCATTTGCGCACACGGCAGGCACCACGACCACTACGCTCACGCCAGTCTTCACGGCGAACGGCACCGACTCCTTGCCAGTGACGGTGTACGCCATGAACGTTAGCACGTCGATCAAGACCGGTTCAGCGGTGACGCAGATGTACGAAACGTCACTCAGCGCGAGCGCGACACTCTCTGCATCGGGTGACCAGTTGACGGTCACTTGGACGGTCACGAGCGTCTAGTGAACACACACGGCGCGGTCGATCTTGCGCCGCTAAAGCGCAAGGCAGAATCAAGGCTCGTTCTTGCACGGTTCCACGACTCCGAGTTGGAGAAGATGGCGCGTATCGCGGACGAGTTGAAGATGGGCATGCTGGAGGGTGGGTGGCCACAGTTGCTGAACTGTGACTACCCGGAGCAGGGGTCAGCCATCGTCGCCAAGAACACGTACACGGCGATGGCTGACATCTGCAACGCGCAGAAACCATTCATTCAGGCCAACACACTCAAACCCGGCACGATCTTGCGCGTCACGGCGTGGGGTTCGATCGGGTCAGCAGCGGGTACGGCGACGACGACGATGGCGCTCTACTTGAACGGCGCAGCCTCGGGCACGCAGTTGGCGGTTACGGCAGCACAAACACCGCCGACCTCGACGGTCAACGCGTGGCACTTGGAAGCCAACCTTACGGTGTTGACGCAGGGAGCATCGGGCACGATTCAGACGTTGGGCAACGTGATTGGCATCAACGCGACGACCACCACGATGGTGCTGTTGCCCGCGACAGTTCCTGCAGCGGCAGCGATCAACACTACGAACAACAACAGCATCACGATTGCGGCCACGTGGAGTGTGAGCGCCGCAGGCAACACTTACTCGGTCTACGGGTTTACTGTCGAACAACTGAACTAAGGCGGGCGCATGGCGTGGGTGCCTGTTCAAGTAGGCGACACAGGCGCGACGGCGGTTGCGTCTGGCTCTCCCGGCACGCTCAGTTGGGTTAACAACTCCACACCGGGACACGCGATTGTTCTGGCCATTGCGCCGGGTAACGACACATTCGATGGCGTCACCTCCGTATCGAGTCCGATCGGCACCTTCTATCGCGCAATAGACGCTAACGCTGGCTCGGGCTCGGTACAAGAGTCCGAGATTTGGATATGTCTGAATGCGACGGGCGCGAGCAAGGCAGTTACTGTAGTCACGTCAGGCGCTACAGCGTGGACGGTTGCCGCTATCGAACTGCCGTTCACGGCGATGGCGACGACGGCATTTGTTGACAGTGGCGTCAATACCACGTTCTCGCTACCGGTCGTGCCTCAGAGCGTAGAGGATTTCCTCGTCGTCATGTGCACGAACTGGGCACCGATCACCGGTACGCCGAGTTCGCCATGGACGAATTATTCGGGCAGTACGCCATGGCAGGGCGGCGCAGGCGATGCAAACATGGCGTACATCGGTGACACGTCATCGCTGACGACGGAGACTGCCACTTACACGCAGTCATTCTCGCAGGTTCTCATTGTTGCGGCGATCGCGATCACGCCAGTTCCCTCGTTCGTCATTCAGCAAGGCGATGAAGGTTCGGCGGGTAACGGCGTAGCGGCGGGCACTTCCGCGCAAGTGTTGCCCGTTAATTGCAAGATCGGTAGCACGGTTGTCTTGAACCTGATCAGTGCGGGCGCTACTGGGCCGGTCGCACCGGTCACCAGCATGGGCACGTTCGAACTCGTGCAGATGTCGTCGACGATGCACGCGCAGCAGTGGGTCTGTCTCTCGACCACGGGCGCAGCCGATACCGTCGAGTTCAACTCGGGCACCGGCGACGTGTGGTACTGCCAAGCGATCGAACTACCACAGGCGTCAAGTGTCTATGCCGTGGGCGTGGTGGACAACACATCGTCATCGACACTCGTAAACACGGTCACACCGCGCGGCGCAGGTGATGTCATAGTGGACTTTGGTGAAGACGCCACGTACGACTTAACCGGTGGGCCGTCGTCACCGTGGCTTACGTACGTGTCTTTCCCTCCGCTAGTCAACACTGCGTGGACAATCGGCAACCTTGACGGCACCTTTGGCGTTGCTCTGTGGCAGGTTCAAACAGTCACGACGCTTACACCAACGTGGACGTTCGCAGGAGCGGCGGCTAACCACGGACTCGTGTTGGGTCTGTCCTACGGCGCGACGGCACCGGTCGTTCGACCAGCGTGGCAGTTATTTCCACCGATCGGACCACCGCACCTCCGCGCTATTCGATTTAGGTCAGCGTTTAGGCGAGTACTCACCCAAGGCGCGGGCGTCACTACCGCGATTCTCACCGCTACGGCTACAGATCAGACGTACACGGGCGATGCGGCTACTGGTGCAAACGTTCGAACGCGCACCGCAAGCGATCACTCACTCACCGCCGATGGCACCTCGATTTACAACGTACGAGTGCGCACGGCGGGTGACTCGACGTTCACAGGCAGCGAGACAGCGGCACAATTCCTAGCCTTCTTACGCACGGTGGGCGAGCAGTCCTATGTTTCCGACGTAGCGACCGTCCACAACGTACGCACGCGCACGGCCACAGATCAGACATTCACTAGTGATACCACTACACGAACGATAGTCACGGTTGGTCTAGTTGCCGATCAGTCGCTGGTTTCAGACACCGCTACGCGCCAGAGCATACGCGCACGTACGGCGGCAGATTCGAGCCTGCTAAGTGACGCAGTTCTGCGTGCGTTGGTTCTCATACGAACCGCCCCGGACCAGTCTCTACTCAGCGACAGCGCGGTGGGGCAAAAGAATCTGCCGCGAACGGCTAGCGATCAAACGTACACGGGCGACAGCGCAGTGCGCTCGGTGACGTTTACGCGAACCACCGCCGACCAATCACTCGTCTCTGACACGGCCATTATTCAATCGATCAGAAGCCGAAATGGTGCCGATCAGTCGTTGGTCAGTGACACAGCAACGAGACTGCTCACATTCGCACGCACGGCTTCTGATCAGTCTCTCCTGTCTGATGTGGCTATGCGAGGGGCAACGGGCTGGGCGCGTACGGTCGCGGATTCGAGTCTCCTCAGCGATGGAGTGGCGAAGCTGCTCGTCGAGTCGCGGGTAACCGCCGATCAGTCTCTACTCTCGGACACGGCAACACGCACGGCGGGTACTACGCGAACCGTCGCAGATCAGTCACTGCTCAGTGATGGAGCCACTCGCACGTTCGTACTGGTGCGCACGGCTAGTGACCAGTCGTTGCTTAGCGATCTGGCGCACACGACCAAACAACCGACTCACGCTGCAGACCAATCACTGATCTCGGATGTGGCCACGGTCATCAACGCTAAGTATCGCACGACCACCGATCAATCGCTCACGGCTGACTCAGCCGGTGGTCTAAACGTACGAGTTCGGACCGGAGCCGACCAAAGCCTGTTGAGTGACGCAGCGGCTCGCTTGTTGGTGATCGCTAGAACTAGCGCAGATCAGTCGTTGCTCTCCGATCTCGCCGCGTCGCTTAACGTCCGAGTTCGCACCAGCGCAGATCAGTCACTCCTGTCGGACGCCGCTTCTCGAGTATTGGTCGTCGTAAGAACCGGAGCAGATCAATCGTTGGTCAGTGATGCGGCGGCTCGCGCGTTCGCGATCGCGCGTACCGGGGCAGATCAGTCACTCCTCTCCGATATCGCGCACACCACGAAACTGTTAGCACACGCCAGCGATCAATCACTACTAAGTGACGCAGCCACGCGTGTATTTATCACGGTGCGTACCAGTGCCGACCAGTCACTGACCGCCGACTCGACGACGCGCTCGCTCACTCTCGCACGCGTGGCGGCTGACCAATCGCTGTTGAGTGACGCAGCCGCGCGAACGTTCATGTTGGCGCGTACCGCCAGCGATCAGTCGTTGTTGTCCGATCTGGCTAACACCACTACGCAACCGGCACACGCGAGCGATCAGTCGTTGGTTGGCGACACGGTAGTCTCGGGGCGCTCGTTCTCGAGAAGTGCCGCCGATCAAAGCCTGCTAAGTGACGCGGTGCTACGCGTACTCGTTCTGGCACGTACCGGAGCCGACCAGTCTCTGCTCTCTGACGCGGTTGCCCGTCTGTTCGTCATCGCACGTACGGCGGCTGATCAGTCATTGTTAGGCGACGTTGGCCACACCACCAAGCAGCCGACACACGCTAGCGATCAGTCCTTGTTGAGTGACGCAGTAACGCGTTTGGCGGTATTCGCACGGACGACTAGCGATCAGTCACTGTTGAGCGATGCGGCGGTGCGACTCTTCCACCTTGTGCGTACCGGGGCCGATCAATCGTTGTTGAGCGATGCAGTAGCGCGGTTGATTGTCTTGTCACGAACTGGCGCAGACCAAAGCCTGCTCTCGGACACGGCACACACGACTACACAGCCCGTCCACGCAAGTGACCAGTCGTTGATCTCCGACTCGACGGCTACGCGGCGCGTATTTGCTCGTACCGTGGCCGATCAGTCCCTGATCTCCGATCTCGCTACTCGTTTGTTGGTGTTCGTGCGCACGAGCGCGGACCAATCACTGCTCAGCGATGCCGTCGCACGTTTGCTGCATCTCCTGCGCACGAGTGCCGATCAGTCGCTACTCGCGGACGCCTGCGTAGGCGCGAACGTCCGCGCACGCACAGGAGCGGACCAGTCACTACTCAGCGATCTCGCGACGATTCACAGCGTGCGTACACGGACCGGCGCAGATCAGTCTTTGTTGAGTGACTCTGTTGCGCGGTTGCTCTCGTTGGTGCGTGCGCTGACCGATCAGTCGTTGGTGTCCGATGCGACGGGTGGTGGCGGGACAAGGCATCGAACTGGCGCGGACCAGTCGCTGACCGGCGACGTGGCACACACCACGGTGCAGCCCGCACACGTCGCTGATCAGAGTTTGTTGAGCGATGCCGTAGCGCGTCTAGTGCGTTTAGCGCGTGCAGTGGCCGACCAGTCGCTGATCTCTGACGTTGCCACGGTTCTGAACCGGCGAGCCCGTACGGGAGCGGACCAGTCGCTGGCATCGGATGCGGTGGCCCGACTCCTCTCCTTCGTCCGGGCCGCGAGCGATCAGTCCCTTCTCTCGGATGGTGTCAGTCGCGCTGGCGTCAATGTCCGAGCCGCGAGTGACTCCTCGACCACGGGGGATAGCGTGGCGCGTCTTGTGGCGCTCGTCCGGGCGCTGGCCGATCAGAGCCTATTGGGAGATTCGAGCGTTCGCCAAAGCCCCGGCTTTAGAAACTCTGGAGACGTCTCCTTGGCCT